TCACGTGCTTTCATTGTAACATTGTTCTGCATTATCTTTCACCGCCTTCCTTAACGAACCGTAACTGTCATATAAAGTTTACCCATAGCATTGACAACCTCAACACCACTTGTGACAACTACTGCTTTCTTGGTATCACCCTGTGCAATGGTAACATCAGAATCAGCAAAGTTTTCAATCGCACCAATATCCTGTAAGTTCTGACGAATCTTAACAAGGTCAGACCAAAGGGAAGTTCTGCCGGAAGCATTGTTTGGAACAACACCAAGATACTTGGTATTGAACAACACCGCATCATCATTACCCAACTGGTCAATCACTCTGATAGTCTGATTGTCCTTGAAAACGTCACCGCAAGTGTCACTGGTTGTCACCATAGTGTTAATGTCATCTAACACACGAATGTCAGAATTTACTCTGTGAAGTACAAACTTACCTTCCTTGATGCACTGCTTCAACTGGGTCTGTGTGTAACTCACATCAACGGTAAATTCACCGTCATACTTCTTATTCTGACAAGACTTGTTGACCTCACAACCCGCCTGAACACCAGTTACCCAGTATACAAGGGATGCTTCTGACCAACCTTCATCTGTGGTCTTATTTTCAACACTGATGATACCCATGAAATCGGCTGCGTTCTTGTAGGTCACCAACTGGAACTTGATACCCATTTCATCACGCAAACGTTTATTGAACGCATTGAACAACTTGATGATAGTTTCATCAGTAGTCACAACACCCATTGTGTTATAGGTGTATGCTTCAATCTTATCAAGGTAAGTCTGATATGCAGTACCGTCCACCGCACCATTTTCACCACCAGTCAGCGGTGTGGATGCAGTAACCGCAAGGGTTGCATCAGTCTTAAATGCAACATAGTCATTTGCAACAAGTTCTGCTGCCTTTGCAACAGTCTGTGTGTCAACTGCTACTGTACCAAGGTAAGTGATAACATCAAACTTGCTTTCATCATCAGCATTTGCCTGAATGACAATCTTCAAGTCATTACCACGAATACCACTGTAAAGTGCAGTTGCAAAGGTATTTGCTGCCTTTTTACCGCCACCGTTCAAACGGTATGCGTAAAGGGTCTTTGTACCAATGAACAGGTCACGCAAACCTTTCATCTTGTCATGGTCATAAGCATAACCAAAGATTTTCTGACTGCGTTTCTGAAAATCTTCATTGGTAACTTCAAAAACTTCACCTTCAACACCCCAGTCCATTTCAAGGGGCATTGTGGCAATACCTCTTGCAGACAAGGTTGCAGATGCGGATGCCATTGATACAAAATTGATATACGCACCCGGTAATTCTTTGTTTTGTGTAGTAAAACTACCGCCACCTAATGCCATTTTATTTCACCGTTCCTTTCATAAATTTGTTGATAAGTTCATCAACTTCTTTTTTGGTGTACTGCTTTTCAGCTTCAAGAAGGGCATCCACCAAGTCCCTTCTGTTTGCATACTGTGCAGATGCAAGAATCTGTGCTTTGCTGAACTTCTGTTCAACGGTTGCTGAACTCTTTACTTCCGCACTGTTGGTTTTCTTTTTACCCGCCAACTTTTTTCACCTTCCTTTCAGTTCACTGTGGTGTTTGATTCCAAGGTTTCCATGACTTCATTCTGTTCAACCCTGTAAACAAAACAGTCATAGTTCACAAAGAAGTTCAGAACACCGTCTATCACTTCACTGTTCATCTTTGTCCCCCGGAACTTATCACCAGTTGTGGTTGTTAGGTATTCCAAGCACCAAGTCATTCTTTCTGCGACTGTGTTGCACTCACTCTGTAAATTCTCTTTTGATTCAGGGAAATACTGAATAACAAACTTGTTCTTCCTGAAATACCGCTTTCCAAGGAAAAGGTCAGTTGTTGGGTTCAAACACGCAATAAAAAAACAGGGTTCTTTCAACTCCTGTTTCACTTCTTCCATGTGGAAACCATATTCTTTTTCATTAAATTCCGCATCTAAAGTGATGCTGATTGACTGAATTATTGTATTTATCATTTCATGCACCCCTTCAAATACTTCTTAATCTTTGCTTCAAGTACCTTTGGGGCAATAGATGCAAGTTCCTGTTCAGAAATTGTCATCATAAACCGCCCCGGCACCCACCCTTTGTGATTTGCGGTTCTGTGACCGTATTCCACGTATGAAGCATATTCTACCGGGTTTATAATCTCAATGACGTATGTATCACCAAAGTGGTGAACTGTCAGGGATTCCGCATAATTTTGTGCAGATGCTCTTTTCTGACCAGTCCACCCACGTCTAAGTGTACCGCCTGTTTTACCTGACCCCTTGGAGTATTGACCCACTGGGGTACGTTTTATGACCTTTGCAAGCAACCTTGCAGCAAGTTCTTTTGCACACGATTCCACAAATTCATCAGGGTTTTGCAGTTTGTTCAGTTCGTTCTGAAACTCTTTCAACCCCCTAATGTCAAAACCGCCAAATCTACCCATTACGTCCAACTGGTAAACAGGTCAAGAACAATTTCTTGGTGTGTGTCATACACTGCGGGAACACCACTGTAAGTGTATTCAGCAGTTTTTCCCGCCTGTGTCACCGTTATTTTTGACCCCGGTTTGATAACAATATCAGGTGATATGAACAGTTTTGTGGTCTGTGTCACTACTGCTGCGGATTCCGTTTGATTTACAATTTGCAAACGTTCAAATGACAATCGGCAAGGCTGATTTTCCAATACAACCACTGGTTTACCGTTTGTCAGTTTCGTGACCTCATCCTTTACCTGTTGATATTCTTCAACTACCGCCACACCGTCATAGGTGCGTTCAATAGCCTTTCTTGCAGCAACCTTTGCTGCCTGAATAGCATCTACCACCGCAAACGTCTGAATGAATTAAATTCAGCCTTTCCATAGGTTAAAAGGTAATTGATGAAGGTGGTCAACCTTTGTTCAGGGGTCATTGAACCGTCACCGACTGCAAAGACGGTGTTGGTGTCCCCTGTCTGAATCTGCTTAACTGCATAATCTAAATTGAACGTTGCAAGGTCATCAGGTGCAAAAGTTTTCTTAGCAAGAAGAAATTCACCAACGGTCATATCAACCGCAACGTGTTCCAATCCTTCCGGCACATCAGCCCAGTTGATTTCATTCTTGATTGAACTGCGTACCTTCTCAACGCAAAAGGTCAAGGAAAATTCATCACTTTCCTTGACCTCATAACCAAATGATTTCAACCGTTCTTTGACTGTATCAACACTGAACATATTGCATCACCTGACCCTTTCCCGGCTTAACCTCTGGAAATGATACGTGCAATCGGAATTGCCTTGTGGTTGATGAAGCTGCGGTTTGTAGCAACGGATTCACCGGAATGTACCAGTGACCAGTTTGCACCGTTTGCAAGTTCCGCATCAGTAGGGGATAAAGTTGCCTGTGATGCCTTTTCGTAAGAAATACCAAAAGGTGCAAAAACCTTTCTCTGTCTTGTGTAAAGGGTGTCCTGACCACCGTTTGTCTTAGGGTCACGATTCATTTCATAAGGCACTTTAACACCTAAATCCTCATAAGAAATAGAACCATTACCAAGAACGTATGTGGTGTACTCTGTAAACGCATCCACAAACACAACATAATCACCCGCTGCGGGTTCAGTATAACTTTCTGCAACAGGTGTTACATCAGAAAGTTTAATCTGCTTTGCAGTAACATCTTCTGCATCATCTGCCACAACTTCAACTGCACCTTCATCAGTGGATTTTGCCTTGATGTAAAAACCTTCCTGTTCAGCAGTAGGCATATCATCATCAATGACAACTAATTTACCGTTCCAAGTATAAAGGTCAAGTTCCTTCTGAATACCGTCAGCATCAGTGTATTTCAAATGTGCGACAAGGTTCAGGTTTTCAAGGTTTGTTGCAACATCACTGTGCATGAATACCAGTGTGAACTTCTTTTTGTTAGCACCACAAGCCTTGTTTGTAGCACTATTCAAAGTAGTTGCAGACATTTTACCGTCAACCTTTTCAGTTACGTCATAAGTGTGGTTATTTACAAATTCAAGATTTTTAACACCTGTCATTGCAAAAATACCCTTCAAAATCGCAAGAATAGTTGTTTGGTCAATACCGTCCCAGTATTCACCAACCTGATTTGCGATATTCTGCATGAAGTCAACACCACCTGTAATGTCATAAGAGAAATCTTTCTCAATCCATGCTTTCGCACGTCCAACTGCAACAACACCCTGTTCAAAGGTCTTTGTACTTGTTGCGGTAATATCAGTCTGACCGTCATAGTTGACTGCATCACCGTCTAACAATCCACGCATTGCAATACGTGCATAACCTGTACCACCCTGACTACCACCAAGGGTTGCTTTAATGTCAGGATTTCCCGCAAGTGCTTTTGACTTTTTGATTTCGTGCATATTCAGGTTGGGAACTCTACCCACCATATACTTAAATGCTTGCGGATTAAAACTCTTGGAATCAAACTTATCGTTTGGCATAATTTTTTACCTTCCTTTCTTTACTCCAATGTGGCATTTGGATTTGCTTCCAAATACGCACAAAGTTCGTCATAATTCATTTTGCTTG